TAATTCTGCAACATCGGCAATTAGCCAAGCTACTAAAGTTGTATCTAATATCGGCTTGGCTAGTGCATTAGGCTCAGTTAACGGTGCTATCAGCGGTATACAAAAAGCAGCAGCCAATGGAATAAGTAATCTTGGCACAGCCCTGTCATCGGCAATACCTGGTCAGATTGCCGGCGTTGCAGGCGCCCTTGGCCAAATACAACAACAGATATCAAACATTGTTGACCTAGGCAACCTCAGCAAGTCAATTAATTCGTCTGCAACCTCAGTAAATCTTAGAACTGAGTTGCCAATGGCAAATATATTACACAGTTATGCTAGTTATAATTATATTTTTACATTAAGCGTACTTGATGCCGCAAGCATAAATTTCCCAAACGAAACATACAAGAAAGGCCAGTTAGGTCAAGTTATTTTTAAAAGTGGTAGCGGAAGCCCCGATAATCGAGTAAAAACCGCATATGGTAAGTTTGATTTCTTTATGGATAATTTAACTGTAGGTAGCGTTATTAACTTAGACAAAGATACTGGTAATACTAACGCTACTAAAATAAATTTTAAAGTTACTGAAATTTATAGCATGGGATTGTTTTTTGAATCCTTACAAATTGCTGCTGAAGCCGCAGGCTATAAGAATTATATGGATGTTCCATTATTATTAACAATTGAGTTCAAAGGCCATTTAAATTCTGCGCAACAAGGAATTGCAGCAGATACACTATCTATAGAAAAAACAACAAAGCACTTTCCTTTAAAATTAAGCACTATTGAAATGAAAGTCACCGGTCGTGGTGCTGAATATGATGTGGCAGCATTTCCTTGGAATGAAAAAGGTTTTTCCAGCAGCTACTTACAACTTAAAACAGACATCACAATTAGAGGTAAAACAGTTGGACAGATGTTGCAAACTGGCGAAAGAAGTTTACAGGTTGTATTAAATGAACGTCTCAACGATGCAGCTAAGAAAAAAGGAATAGTTAAAGTACCTGATCAAATATTGATTATGTTTCCTAGTGACTTGACGTCTGGCGCGGCCGTTGACAATGAAGATTACGGTGGGTCAGCAACCCAATCTCCGAGCACAGGCGCAGTACAAGGCGGCGACTTACAAACTAAATTAAAAGTAGCCTTAAAGGCTAAAGACGAAGGCGGAAACGGAACCTTAATACAAGAAGATGGAGACATGAATTCGTTAGGACGATCTAGTATGGGATTTAATCCCGAGAGGATCGGCGATGCGTCTTTTGCCAAAGATGGATTAGTCTACGATGAAAAAGCTAAAGTGTACACCCGAGGAAACATTGCAATAGACCCAACTGAAGGAACATTTAAATTCTCGCAAGGTACAGATATCCCTAACGCTATAAATCAAGTCATGTTAATGAGCGACTATGGCCGCCAAGCACTGACTAGCACACAAACATCTGACACTGGAAAAATTCCATGGTGGCGCATTGAAGCGCAGGTATATACCATTCCATCAGATGACAATTTAGATAAAACTGGAGTTCAACCAAAACTTATTGTGTATCGTGTAGTACCATTTGGTATTGATGCATCAAGCTTCATGCCAACAAACACTGCTAACCCTAAAGTTAAGCAAGCAAAAAAACAAGCAGTCAAAGCATACAACTATATCTACACAGCTAAAAATTTAGATATTATAAATTTTGATATTAAATTTAAAGCGGCGTTCTATTCCGCTATGTCTGCAGATGCAGGAAAAAATAACGAAGGCGCTCAAAGAGCAAAAGAATCGTCCGGTGCAAATGCTGCTCAAGATGCAGAATCAGTAGCACCAGAATCTGGAAATAAAACGCCATTAGCCGGCGAAGCAACAAAAGAAATACGCAGTGATGTAATCAAAACAGATACTGGTACTGGTACCAGTGGCCGCGAAACTCCTGAGACTAGAGCTGCAAGAGAATTTCAAAATAATGTACTAAACAATCCTTTTGACATGGTTAATACTACACTAACTATTTTAGGCGATCCGTATTATCTAGGTGACAGTGGAATGGGCAACTACACTGCACCTAAGTCACAATATGAAAATATGACGGCTGATTACAGCATTGATTATCAAACTGGAGAAGTTGATATTACTGTAGATTTTAGAACTCCTATTGACCTCGATATGAGTAAAGGTGCGTATGAATTTGGCCCGACAAAATTAGTAAATCAGTTTAGCGGATTATATCAAGTTACTAGAGTCGAAAGTACGTTTAATCGAGGAAGATTTACGCAAGTATTAACGTTGATTAGGCGTGCAGGTCAGACCAGTGATCCTTCTGCAGATGCAGGCGGCACAATTAAACTTATTAAAGATACACAAGATGTTAAGCCAGCAGTTGCAGATGGTGCAACTGGTACTGGGGAACTTAGAACACCGGCAGAAATACAACAAAGCACCGATCTTGCAGGATTTGACGGATAATTATGGCAGAAGATACAAGAAACCCCGCATCTGAAGGTAGGAAAACAGACCCAGGCCCGTTCTTGGCTAAAGTTATTAGCCACCACGATAAAAATTACATGGGCATCCTTGAGGTGCAATTATATAGAGAAGTTGGTAACGATGATGCGGCAGAAGGACAACTTCTTCAAGCAAGATACCTAAGCCCATTCTACGGAGTTACTAGCGTTGATTATGTTAGTGATGCTGAAGACACCTATAATAACACACAAAAAAGTTATGGCATGTGGATGATCCCGCCCGATGTGGGATCTACAGTAATGATCATCTTTGTTGAAGGGCAAGGATGGTTCTGGATGGGATGTGTACTGGACGATAAAATGAATTTTATGACTCCTGGTTATGCATCAACATACTATAATGTAGAAGACTCTAAGACTACTGATAAAGAACGAGTACCGGTTGCAGAATATAATAAAGTTATCGGTGCTGAAACTCTTGACTCAACTACCATTACTAAACCTGCAACACCGCAAGAAGTTGTCCTTAATGATCAAGGATTGCTAGAAGATGATATCCGAGGAATTACCTCAAGCAGTGCTCGCAGGGAAACACCGTCGATGGTCTTTGGAATTTCAACACCTGGCCCACTTGATAAACAAGATGGCTCTAAGACAGGTGCGGTAGGGAAACGAGAATATAGGAATCAAAATACATTTGTTAGCCGATTAGGCGGCAGTAGTTTTGTCATGGACGATGGTGATGACAAATACTTACGAAAAACTAAAGCTGGCGATGGCCCACCAGAATATGCTCGAGTAGAAAATCAAGAAGATGACGGCAATCCTACATTATTACACAATGAGTTAATGAGATTTAGGACTCGAACCGGTCATCAAATATTAATGCATAACACTGAAGATTTAATCTATATTGGCAATGCTAGGGGAACAACTTGGATTGAGTTAACCAGTGACGGCAAGATAGATATTTTTGCACAAGACAGCGTTAGTGTACATACTAAAAACGATTTAAATTTCTATGCAGATAGGGATATCAATATGGAAGCGGGTCGAAACTTTAATCTTAAAGTAGCAGAACGCCATCAAACTGAAGTAGGAATGGATAAGATTACAATTGTAAACGGCAACGTTGTAATACAAGTTGATGGCACACAAGATGAAACAATTACGGGCGCACACACTCAATCGTTTGAAGCAACATGGGATGTTACAACAGGCGATCAAACTAACATAACAGTAGGTGGCGGCTTTGATCTTAATACTAGCGACGCCAACAAGTTAACTTCTGGTAGTAACATGGAAATAAGTGCTGCAAATACAACAATATCCGGCGGCAATATTAATTTTAACGGCCCTGCTGCTGCATCAGCAGGTTCAGCTACCGCAGCAACCCCACCAGAGCCCCTTCCAACAATTGATAATCCTACGGAAACAGATGGTGAAACAATAACTAGTATTATGGCAAGGATTCCAACAATGGAACCATACCCACATCACGAAAACTTAGATGGTACGCTGTTTAAACCAGATGCAACTGACAGAGAAGCCGCTACTGCTATAGAAATTCCTCCAGCTTGGAAACAATATACAACGATTGAAGATACCTTTGTTAGACTTGCTACTCCGGCAGATCCTGAAGATGATAATACAGGCGCATAAATATTACTATGTCAGCTAATCCTAAACTATATGATAAAATTGTTTTACCGGGTGTTAAGACGCAGCAAAACGTTCCCGGTACAAAAACCTATAAAGGATTTAGCACAATTTCGCCTGATGCCGCAAGTTTTGCACTATACGATCTTGCTCTAATTAAGCAGGACATACTTAATCACTTTCATATACGCCAAGGCGAAAAATTAAATGATCCAACATTTGGCACAGTAATCTGGGATATTTTATTTGAACCATTGACTGAAGAACTAAAGCAGTTGGTGGCAAAGAATGTTGAAGACATAATTAACTATGACCCGCGTGTTCGTGCTGACCAAGTTATCATCACACAGTATGACAGTGGTCTTCAAATTGAATGTAGATTAACCTACCTTCCATACTACATACAAGAGTCTATACAGCTGAAATTTGATCAAGCTAATGGACTAATGAATTAAACTCCTACATAATAAACTACGCTAAATACTCAATAATTGGGAAGGGCGTATGTCAGCAACTGATCGACAAAATAGATTACTGGTAGCAGAAGATTGGAAACGTATATACCAGACGTTTCGTAATGCAGATTTCCAAAGCTACGACTTTGAAAATCTTCGCAGAGTAATGATTAATTATATCCGTGAAAACTATCCGGAAGATTTTAACGATTACATTGAAAGTTCAGAGTACTTGGCCCTTATCGACCTAATTGCATTCCTTGGTCAAAGCATCAGTTTCCGCACAGATTTAAACGCTCGTGAGAACTTTTTAGAGCTAGCAGAACGTCGTGACAGCGTATTACGCCTTGCCCGCTTGCTTAGTTATAACCCAAAACGTAACATTGCAGGCTCTGGATTATTGAAATTCACAGCAGTACAGACTACTCAAACAGTAGTTGATTCCAACGGCCGAAACCTAGTTAATCAAGTAATTGGTTGGAATGATCCAGCTAACGCTAACTGGTATGATCAGTTTATTAAAATTATAAATGCAGCATTGCCTGCAAGTCGTCAGTTTGGAAACCCCGATGATAAAGCTGACATTTACAACATTCCTACTGAACAATACCGCTTTCAAGCTGCTAATGTCAGCGTGCCAGTTTACGCATTTGCAAAAGCCATTGATGGTCGAAACATGAGTTTTGAAGTAGTGTCTACTACGTTCAAAGGCGCGGAAGAAATCTACGAAGAACCGCCGGCAATTGGTAACAGATTAGGATTTGTTTATCGTAATGACGGCCGAGGCGCCGGCAGTACTAATAGCGGATTCTTCCTACATTTTAGACAAGGAATTTTAAACCAAGGAACATTTACAATCGATCAACCTGCAACTAATGAAACAGTTGACCTTGATGCAGTTAATGTTAACAACACCGACGTATGGTTATATCGTTTAAATCAAACAGGTGTTGAGTCAGAATATTGGGCTAAAGTTCCAAGCCTTGAAGGTAATAACATTATCTATAATAGCTTAAACAAATCTATTAAAAACATTTATAATGTTACTACTCGTTCTAACGATCGTATTAGTTTAGCATTTAGTGATGGCACATTTGGTAACTTACCGCGAGGCACATTTAGAGTTTACTACCGTGCAAGCAACGGTATTAGTTATACAATCAATCCTCGAGATGTTAAAAATGTAGTTATTGAAGTTCCATATGTATCCAATGTTGGACAAGCTGAAACACTAACGTTAACCTTAAGTTTACAAACATCAGTAAGTAATTCTACAGAAGCTGAATCTAACACCAGTATTAAAAATAATGCACCTTCTACCTATTATACACAAAATAGGATGATTACTGCTGAAGATTATAATCTAAGCCCGCTTGGAATTAATCAAGAAGTTATAAAAGTCAAAGCAGTTAATAGAAGTGCCAGCGGCATTAGCCGATACTTTGACCTAGTTGATCCTACTGGCAAATATAGTAAAACTAATTTGTTTGGTGATGACGGCGCTCTATATAAAGAAGAATATACTAGTAGTTTTAAGTTTAATTATACTACCCGCACAGATATCGAAGCAGTAATTTATAATCAAGTGTATGAAACATTGAAGACAACGCAGCTTCGTGATTTCTACTATTCTAAGTTTTCCAGGGTCACAATTGACAATATTACATGGTATAGTAAAACAGTAGACACTAATCAATCAACTGGATTTGTTGGTTCACTTGGTGTTCCGTCTCAACTTGGCACATATACAAACACTAATTTACGATTTGTAACTGCCGGCGTACTATTAAAATTTACGGCACCACCTAACAAATATTTCAATAAATCCAATGACAATAAATTAGAAACTATCAACCCCGCAAAACCTGCTGCAAATTCAACAGATTCGTTATGGGTAAAAGTAATATCTGTTGTAGGTGACGGCACAAATGGCGGCACTGGTGTAGTTGCTAACGGGTCTGGAACAGTAATACTAAACGATATTGTTCCAGAAACTGCAATTTTATTAGAAATTATTCCGGCATGGAAGGCAACTATTAACTCTACAGTAATTGCCACTATGGTAGATTTAATATTTTCAAATAAGCCATTTGGCCTACGATACGACACTGAAACAGCTACTTGGAAAATTGTATTTGAAGTTAATTTAAATACTTTGGAAAATTTTAGTACAGCAAATCAAGGTAATAATTCTAATCAACAAAGAGATGCTAGCTGGTTAATATTGTTTACTACTAATACTGAATTTTATACAGTAACATCTAGATTAATTAGATATATTTTTGAAAGCGATAAACAGATTCGATTTTTCTTTGATGCAAGTGATAAAATTTATGATACACGTACTAATACTATTGTAAAAGATAAAATAAAAGTATTAGGAATTAATACAGCGCCACCAACATTTATTAATCCATTTACCTATGACCGTGAGTGGGAAATTACTGAAGAATATACTGGCTTAGATGGGTATGTTGATACAAAGAAAATTCAAGTTACATTCAGCGATACCGACGATGACAGTGTAGTTGATAACCCAGAATTGTTTGAAGAAATTGTTGATCAAATGGATGTACAAAACCCAGTTAGTGATAATAACAAATATGTAATTCTTGAGAGATATGTAATTGCCTACGGACAAGAAGATTATAAATTATTTAATAATAGTAATGGTACTGTTACTATTTTAGATACTCAGCCAACAAATACATCAAGTTATACTACCGGACAATATTTTTATTTTAAAGATGCAGGGGTAGTTAAACAATTCAATAACGGTAATTTTACATTATCTTTAAATTACAAAGTATACAATGGCCGCAGAGATGTTAAGTTTCAGTATATTCATAATGCAGATTATGAATCTCGTATAGATCCAGGATTAACAAATATTATAGATACATTTATTTTAACCAAACAATATGATAAAACATATCGTCAGTGGTTAGCTGGTTCTCGTACTACTGAACCACTGGCACCTAGTACTGACTATTTGTATACATTACTGTCTACTGATCTTAATAAGATTAAATCAATTAGCGACGAACTAATTTATCACCCAGTAAAATATAAAGTATTATTTGGAGAAAAAGCATCATTAGATGTACAAGCAACTTTTAAAATTGTAAAAAATTCAGAAATTGTTATTAGTGATAATGATGTTAAGTCAAGAGTACTATCAGCGATCAACGAATTTTTTACACTTGAAAATTGGGATTTTGGTGACAGTTTTTATTTTAGTGAGTTGTCGTCTTATGTAATGAGTCGACTAACTCCTAACATTGTAAACTTTTTAATAGTACCTAAAGATACTACATTATCTTTTGGTGGCCTCTACGAAATACGATCAGAAAAAGATCAAATTTTTATCAATGGTGCAACCATTGACAACCTTGAAATTATATCAGCTGTAACTGCTAGTAAGATTAACAGTAGCGGAACAATAACTATGACATCATCTACATTAAGTACACAGTCTATTACTAGTGGGAGTTACTAATGGCAAATAACGATCAAAACGAATTAGGCATTCCTTTGACAAGTTCAGACGGCAGAGAATCTGCTAATTTATTGCCAAGAATTTTTAGAACAGATAGTAACAAAAAGTTTTTACAAGCCACTTTAGATCAGCTAACTCAGCCAGGCACAGTTAAAAAAGTTAATGGTTATATAGGACGCCAAACTGCAAAAGCAGTAACATCGGCAGATATTTTTGTAACTGCTGCTGATACTATTCGTCAAAATTATCAATTAGAGCCAGCAGCAGTTATTCAAGATTATCTTGGTAATACTAACTTTTATAAAGATTATATTGACCATATAAATCATATCGATGTATCTGGCGGCAATGTTCAAAATCATGAAAGAGTGAACAGTCAAGTATCATATTCTTGGAATCCGCACATGAATTGGGATAAGTTTGTTAATTATCAACAATACTATTGGTTGCCTTACGGCCCAGCCCCTATTGAAATCGCCGGCCAGCAGCTCGCTATAGAAAGTACATATACAGTCGAAGCTGTCGATGAATCTGACAATTATGCATTTTTATTCTCACCTGATGGACTAACTCGTAATCCTACGTTAACGTTGTATAGAGGCCAAACTTATACTTTTGTAATTGATAGCTTGGGTAATCCTTTTAGTATTAAAACTTCTAGGGTAGCAGGAGATCTAGAAAGGTATACAATTGGAGTGTCTACATCAGCAGTTGAATCCGGCACCATAACATTTACTGTTGGTGTTAATGCCCCTGATGTATTATACTATGTTAGCGAAAATAGTGCCGACACCGGCGGTGTATTTCATGTATTAAATATTGACAATAACACTTACTTGAATGTTGACGCTGATATTTTAGGTAAAAAAACATATACTATGAGCAGTGGTATGCCGTTGTCAAACGGTATGAAAGTAAAGTTTACCGGTAACATATACCCTACAAATTATGCTACTGGATATTGGTATGTTGAAGGCATTGGAACTGCTATTCGTTTAATTTCTGAATCTGATCTTGAAATTATTGGTTCGTATTCTCAAGAAAAAGCATTGTTGTTTGATGACGGCGCATTCGATCAAAGTCCTTTTAGTACAGCAACTTCTTTCCCGCAGAAAAAAGATTACATTCTAGTTGCCCGCGGAAGTATAGATAGAAACCCGTGGAGTCGATATAATCGTTGGTTCCATCAAGATGTGATTATTGCAGCGGCCACAGCCGCCGGACAGGTGCCGTCCCTAGATCAATCTGCTCGAGCAATTCGTCCAATTATTGAATTTGATGCCGGTTTAAAATTATTTA